TATTCTCTCATGAACGACACACACACCGACCACGAAAGCATATGCCGCGTCAAGGCGTGGTGGTTCGATGCCGTCCGGGCGCAGGCCGCAGCCGACCGGATGCGGATGAGGCACGGGGCGGGCTGTGGGTGCCTCGTCTATGTGTGCCGGATGGGTGCAGTAACGAGGGGCGAGAACCACCTACACATAGGACACCTCAAGGGTGATCCATGCACGGGTAAACAGGAGGAGAAGCGATGAAGTGCAAGAACTGCGGGGAACTACAAGACGACCACTACATCCTGACCGCTGCGGGGGGCGAGGTGCTGCTGGAATACGTCTGTCCCGGCCAGATCGGGGACATAGACACGTTCACGAAGGACTAGTGGAAGGGGGAGCGATGAGGCGTGTTATACTGACACAAGTCATCAACGACATCCTCACGGAAAGAGGGCGAGCCATGTGTTACGCCGTACACCCCGGAACGATGGAGCAATGCGCGCTCCTAGACGTGCATACCGGGATGCACGAGACTGAGTTCGGCCTCGTGTGGGGTTGCGAGGAGGGCGAGCACATCTTTCACGCGATGGAGGGACAGCGATGGCCGGCGACAAACTGTTTGATATGCGGCTCGCCGTACGCGAACCGGATCAAGCGCCTACCGAAGCCGAGAGCAAAGCGAAAGTCATAACGGCCGTCAGTGGCCGGCGCCTCAACTGGTGGGGCGGGGAGTCATACGTTGTGGCCGATGTAGAGAGCGCTGAAGGCAAGTGGCGCGTAGCTGTGAGTGCTACGGCGTGGTCGCTGTACGAGACGATCCGCAAGTCGCCCGAAGACGCGACCGCGGGCATCGAGGAGTGGGCTAGGGAGTTCAGGACGAGCAAAACGGCCATCCGGCGCGCTCTGGGCGAGCTGGAGGAGCACGGATTCATCACGGCGTACGTGGAGGAGGAGTCATGAAGCTCATACACAAGATCTACCTTGGGGCGAAGGGCGGCGAGCCGGGGATGCTGATCCTTCAGCCCACACGCCGGCAAAGCTACAGCACGGCGGGATGGAACGAGGGTGAGCTTGCCGGGGACATCATCGCCCGCCATACCGAGTCTACGTCCTTCCTAGTGGCTCTCCACAACGTGATTCACGAGGAAATCGCCCGCCGGCGGCTGGATGAGGACTAAGATGGCGAATCGAAAGGGATGGGCCGCCCCGAAAGTGTAAAAATTTTCGGTGGCGTAAGAGAGGCGGGACGAATGGCGAAAATCACGATCACGAACACATGGGCCAAGATTGAAGGCACCCCGAACGAGCTGGCTGACGCGCGAATCCTTCTGACCTACCGGGTCGAGGGCTACCAGTTCATGCAGGCGTACAAGATGAAGCGCTGGGACGGGCGCAAGACGCTCATGACGAGCGACAACCGATTCCCGGCCGGTCTGGCGGGCATGGTAGCCGGTCAGATGTCATCAGCGCAGATTATCGACCAGCGCGAGAAGCCTGTGGCGAGCATCACATGGGGGGATCTGCGCCTGCCGAAGGGCAAGAAGCTCCAAGAGCACCAAGAGCGGGCCATCACCCGCATCCTACAGATGACCCGAGGCGTCGTGCATCACTCGGTGGGCGCCGGCAAGAGCGTGGTCATCATCGAGGCCGTGCGTAGGCTGGGCGTGCCCACGCTCATCATCGTGCCGACCAAAGACCTGTTGTACCAGCTCCACGCCGACTTCACGGAGTTCATCGGAAGCCGAAACAGGCACATCGGCCTGCTTGGGGACGGCGTGTGGCAGCCACAGGACGTGACCATCGCCACCGTCCAGACCATCACCCGCAGCATCACCGCTGCCCGTGGCAAGCACGGCGGGATCGATCTGGAGGGGCTGGAGAAGCGCCGGCGCATGCTAGACACGCTCTCCCGCTTCCAAGCCATCTTCATTGACGAATGCCACCACCTCCCGTCAGAGAGCTACTCCACGCTCATGACGAACCTCCCCGGAGCCTACTACCGCATCGGCTGCTCAGCCACCCCCATGCGGAGCGGGGCAAAGGAGCAGGAGCTACTGGTAACGGGCCTGACCGGGCCTGTCATCCACTCGTTCCTGCCGGGGGATGCCATCGAGGCGGGGCGCTCAGTGCCGACCGACGTGTACATGGTCGAAGCTGGGGGCGCCCCGCCTGACGATGGAGAGGTCAGCTATACGGACAGGGCCGGCCGCAAGCACATCAAGCGGGACTACATGACCAGCGTCGAGTCGGGCATCGTGACGCACGAGGAGCGCAACCGCAAGATCGTGAAGCTGGCTGATGCGTTCGGGAAGCGCGGGCCAACCGTCGTCCTAACAGAGCGGCTAGAGCACGGGCGCATCCTAGCGGCGGGGCTTGCGGAGCGGGGCCATGAGGAGGTACACTGAGACGCATAGTGTAGGAGTGTCCCCATGCCAGCAGTCAGCCGCGCCCAGTACAACATGATGCAGATGGCCGCTCACAATCCTGAGAAGGCCGCGGAGATGGGCATGAAACCAGAGACGGCAAGGGAATACGTCAAGGGGCAAAGTCCGAAGGGACTGCCGGCCCACGTCAAGAGCGCAGCTAAGAAGCTGGCGAAGAAAGGCAAGTAGTCATGGCGAAGAAAGCTAACCCGTTCGTGAAGAAGGCGGCCGGCAAGGTCGCGGCCAAGGCGAAGGAAGCTGCCGACAAGAAGGAAGACGCGGGCGACAGCAAGGGCGGCAAGAAGCTCCCGCCGTGGCTGACGCAGAACGCGAACGGCAAGGTCGTCGCGAAAGGGAAGTAGTCATGGAACAGTGTAATGCACCGTGGCATACCGTGGCGTGCTACACAGGCCAGAATCCTGTGTATTGCGAGGATGCGCACTCAATCCTCGAAGATGTAAGGGAGTTTGCACTCGCTCATCTACGAACTGATATGGATGCAGTGAACCGGCTTTGGGATCAGATTCAGCAGAAACTTGGCCTCATATGAGTGGGTTGGAGGGGTACTGGGAGAACGTCGATAAGAACGGGCCGATCCCGAAGAACCGCCCTGAGCTGGGGCCGTGCTGGATCTGGACGGGGGCGACGAACAAGAAGGGGTACGGAGTCTACCGACTCAACGGCTCGCTTCAGTACGTCCACCGCATCGCCCTCTCGCTCAAGGTGGGCCAGCTCCCGAGTAGCAAGCAGTCGTGCCACAAGTGCGACAACCCTCCGTGCGCGAACTGGGATCACCTGTACGTCGGGACGAACACAACGAATCAGCGGGACGCCTACCGCAGGCGCCGGCGCATAGGGAAAGGAACCCCACCCGTGGCTAAAGGCGAGGCACACTGGAAGCACAAGCTCACGGCCGAGAAGGTCAAGACCATCCGCGAACTGGCCGCCAGCGGCGTGCCGCAGCTCCAGATTGCGTCGGCCATGAGCGTGAACCAGTCCACGATCCAGCGTATACTGGCGGGGAAGGCATGGACTAGCGTCAAGTAGGAGGATTGGGTTAGGGGGTAGAGGATGGGTAGTCACAAAGGATCTATCCACCACCCGTGGCCAGAGCGCTTCTGGGCCAAGGTCGAGATTCGTGACGGCTGTTGGGAGTGGCAGGGATTCTGCAACAAGCGCTGGGGTTACGGTGCGTTCAGAATGGCCTCGGGCGAAGGCATGCTGCTGGCTCATCGTGTCATGCAGTTCATCGTAACCGGCGCATGGCCAAACGAATCTCGACACCTCTGCTGCAACCCGGCTTGCGTTCGTCCTGATCATGTGGTGGATTCAACCCACCTAGAGAACATGCAGGATGTGGTACAGTACGAGCGCAGCGGGCTCCGCAATGGCCGCTACACACACGGGAGGTACGCTCGATGAGATTCGCTCTAGTTACAGGAGAAGACACCAGTTCACGGCGTCGGCGGATCTTCAAGATGTTCCGCGAGTTGAAGATAGATGTGCTCATTGCCAACAAGATCGTGGACGAGGGTGTGGATTTTCCCATGATGGAGACGCTCATCCTAGCCAGCGGCGGCAAGGCAGAGCACCGGCAGATTCAGAGAATCGGGCGCGTGATGCGCACGCACGAGGGGAAGGAGCGGGCAACGGTCTTCGACTTCCTCGATCAGGGTTTCTACTTGAGCAAGCACAGCGAGGGGCGGCTGCTTGCTTACGAGATGGAGCCGGCGTTTGAGGTCGCACTCATCCACGACTACGAGTTTGACGAACTGTTCAAGGAGGAGGGGTAAGATGCAAGTCCCGATACGCGAGAACGTCAACGGCAAGGCAGTCTACAAGCTCATCGAGGGCAACACGACCCGCTGGACGTGGAAGGAAGTAGATGCTATCGTGGGGGGCAAGAAGGTGAAGGTCTGGCGCGGAGGGCCGAGATGAATCAGTACCTCTGCCCGAAGGGGCACATCACGGAGCGGAAGGACAAGCCGCGCTACGTGCGCTGCCGCTTCCACTACGGCAAGGACTGCGGCACACACTCGGAGAACTGCCGCCTGTGGCACGAGTGTCAGATGCGTGCTAAGCTCCTTGAAGGACAGCCGACGCAATGAGAGTGCTCATTCCCCTGACCAACCCGCTATGGCCACAGTTCGAGGCAACGCGCCTGCATCCGGGCTACATCGACTGCTGCCGGGAGGACTGCACTGCTTGTCAGGTCTACCGGGAAGCTGAGGAGCAGATACGGAAAGAGGACAGGGAGTGGCTGGAGAAGTACATTGATCCTGACCGATAAGGGCGGGCGCATCGTCATCCTAGACCGAGGCGTACCCCCGTTCCCTGAGAAGCTGGAGGGCCGGGTCACTGCGGCGCAGATGGCGGCTGATGAGCACAACGCAGAGCGGGCATTCTTCATCAACTACTGGCACTTGTGCAAGCTCCACGGTATCTACTACCCGCCCAGCGGCACGCCCGAAGACTGGGTGCATCTGCGCCGGCTGCTGGCCAAGCACACGGTTGCGGACTTGAAGCGGTGGAGTGTAGAGTTCCTGAGTGTTCATGGGGAAACTCTGCTGGACAAGGGCTATCACCACCACCTGCGCCTGTTCAGCGCATGGTTGAAGGAGCCGGGATGATCGACTCAGAGATGGCCGTCGCACTCTGGACGATGTTTCACGACAAGGACTTCCTACGGGCGAGTCACACGACACTCGACCCCGAGCTGGTGCCGCGCGGAGCCACGCGCTACCTCGTCGCCCTTGCGAAACTCTACTGGCAAGACCACAAGGCCATCCTCGACCCGCAAGCGATGGACATCGTGATGAACGGCGAGGACGCGCAACGCTACGGCACCACGTTCGAGGCCGCGGTCGATGTGTACGTGGACATCTACGACCGCTACGAGTACAACCCGGCTGACCTACCCGTGTTCCGACAGGCGGCGACCAAGTGGTTCCGCTCTCTCAGCCTGAGCCAGCGCATTGACGAGGCGAGCGAGGCGCTAGAGGGCGGGGACATGGAGGGCGCCGACAAGGCGCTGCGTGAGGGGCAGCGTGTGTTCACCCCGCTTCAGCGAGGGCTGAACATGCAGCACGACCTGCGCAACACCATCGCGCGGCGCTGGCCATCCGCTCTGCCAACTGGGTTCGAGGTGCTAGACAAGGCGTGGGCCGGTGGCTCGCACATAGGGATGCTGGGTGTAGTCATCGCCCCATGGAATACCGGCAAGAGCATGACCCTCCCGTGGTTCGCGGGGCAGGCGCTCAAGGCGAACAAGAACGTGCTCTACTACACGACAGAGCTGGACGAAGGCACGGTACTCAAGCGCGTGGCCTCGTCTATTGTCCGAAAACCGATCAACAATCTGGACATCAACGCGGCCGCCGAGGGCATCAAGAAGATGTTCGAGCTGCGGGCCGGCGCCGCGGTGGGCGAGGAGGACGACGCGCCTATCCCGTGGTTCGAGGTGATGTACCGGGACGCGCTCACGCTCTCGGTCAAGGACATCGAGTCCGACCTCGACATGCTGGAGGAGGAGGGGCACCACATCCACCTTGTCATCCTCGATGGGGACGACATCAGGTGCGACCGCAAGTTCGACAGCCCGTACGACATGTACCTGTACATCTACACCGACCTGAGCACGCTCGCCCAGCACCGCAACGTGGGCATCTGGACGGCGGCACAGGGTAGCCGGGACTCGTCCAAGGCGCACATCGTGGAGGGCCACCACATTGCGGACAGCATTGCGAAGATCCGCAAGGCTGATCTAGCATTGACTATGCAGCACCGGGAGCACGACATGAACGAGGAGGGGCGCCCGGTGATGATCTTCAACGTCGCCAAGGATCGCTTCTTCGGCAGCAAGGACAAGAAGATGAAGGTGCGCATGTACTTTGGCGAGGGGCTGAACGGATACGCAGCCTTCGGGGAGGCCAAGGAATGGTACGTCACGAAGCAGAAGGGAGACGAAGATGGTAAGGGTTGACATCGCTATCGCAGGAGGGGTGATCGCGTTCGGCGTGCTCTGCGGGGTGGCCGCTGCGTTCATCGCAGGAGGTTGGCCATGGTGTTAGATCCTGAGATCGAAGCTGCACTGGATCGGGTGCTCACGAAGGTCACTGAGCGTTGCCCTCGTCCATTCAAGCACGAGGAGATGCAGGCGGCATTCGAGCAGGCGCTCGTTGAGGAAGGGTTCGAGCATCCGACTACGGCCGACATCCTGCGGGCAATCGTTCGTGACGCGGTGGTTGCACGTTGGATTGAGAACGGAGAACTCACGGATGGTTAAGAAGTCGCGTGGCTACTAGCTTATTGGAACTTATACTAGAAAGCTTCGACGCGCACCTCGTGAGTGACGGCCACGAGGTGAGCTTGGAGTGCCCGCTGTGTGGCGACCACAAGCCGCGCCTGTTCCTGAACCTGACGAGCTGCCTGTGGACGTGCCACAACTGCAACGAGAGCGGCAACCTGATCGGGTTCTTGGAGCGGGTCATGGAGAAAGACCCGTTCGAGGCTTACCACATCGCGTCGAAGATTCTGCCACGCGAGCAGCGAGTCAAGGTCTCCGCGCAAGCGCCAGTAACTTCGATCAAACTGCCGGGGCTGCCGCTCGACAACTACGATGACATGCTCCAGCGCGGCTTCTGGAACTACCTGTACGGGCGGCACATTGACGAGCACGAGGTCGCGCACTACCAGATGCGCTACGAGGTCATCGGGCCGTATCGAGGACGCGTCATCATCCCTATCCTGCTGGACGGGCAGGCTGTGAGCTTCGCCGCCCGGGCCATCGTCTGGTGGGAGCAGCCGAAGGAGCTGTATCCACAGGGCACCCACACTTCCAAGCTGGTGTTTGGACTTGACGACGTGGAGGGCGACGAGGTAATCTTGACCGAGGGCATCTTCGACACCATCAATCTGGTGGCCCGGGGAGTCGATGCGGTCTGCACGTTCGGGGCGCACCTTGCGGACGAGCAGCGTGCTCTGCTACACAGTAAGGGGATCAAGAAGGTCACGGTCATGCGGGACGCTGACCCCGCCGGATGGAAGGACGCGGCCAAGATCGCCCGCGAACTCAAGAGCGACGGATTCGAGGTGAAGATCGCCGGCCTGCCGAAAGGAGAAGACCCCGACTCAGCCAACGAAGATCAGTTGCAAGAAGCGCTTGACACAGCGTTCGACAGCAGGGTAGAGTTACCAAGACGCAGCATCAGGACTAAGCTACAGGAGGAATGACATGGGAAAGGCAAACATGAAGACGGCCCGAGCGGCCGCCGAGGCACTGAGCGGGAACAAGGACATCTGGAAGCCAGACCCGGGCGTCCACTTCGTACGCGTCATCGAGCCGATTGGCGAAATGGGCAGCAACTTCTTCACCGGGTACGCCCTGCACTGGGGCTTCGGTGACCCGGTTCCGTGCCCGCGGCGCATGTTCGGCGGCGCGTGCCCCATCTGTCTGCAAGGACAGCGGCTCCCCGAGGCCGAAGCGCAGAAGTATTGGCCGGGTATGAGCGCCTACATGAACATCCTCATCGTGGACGAGGACGGCGATCCGGTTCCCAATGCCGAAGGTGAGGCGCAGGTCAAGGTGTGGCGCGTCGGCAAGGACACGCTCAACAAGATCTTCAACGCCATCGAGCGTGAGTCTCCGAGCGTGGACGAACTGATCGACATCACCGACAGCGAGCACGGCACCGACCTGCGGGTGAAGCGCACCGGCAAGACCAAGGACGACACGGACTGGGACATCTCGTGCGCACGGCACGGCGAGTCCAGCATCGAGGAGTACCGTGAGGCGTGGGAGCCGAAGGCCAAGGACATGACCACGTACGTCCAGATCAGGTCGGCCGACGATCTGGCGGGCCTGCTCGTGGGAGCGACGGACGCGTTCACGCAGGCGCACGCCGAAGCAGCGGCCAAGCCGAGTGCCAAGCGTCAGCTCAGGGCGCCGGCGGCTGCGGCGAAGGAGAACGCTGACGCTGACGCCGAGCTGGTCAAGACCGTCTCTGCTGCCACCGTCATTCAGGACGGCGAGGAGACAGATGCCCCGCAGGCTGCTCCCGTGAGCAGCGGCAAGGCGAAGCTCGAAGCCCTCATGGCGAAGAACGAGAAGAAGGCCAAGTAGATGCCAGACGACCACGTAGACGACTTCCTAGAGGACATGAGTCGCAAGCTCAACAACGAGTACGCCTACGAACGCCCGCATCCTCCCACTGAGGAGGAGCGGGCCGAGGCGGCGAAGCTCAAGGGCGCGGAGATGGCACAGGCGCAAGCGGAGGCTGAGGCTGAAGCGCGCAAGGAGCTGGTGGAGCGAGTCGCGGGCGGGCAGGTCATCTCCACGACCTTGTTCTTCCTCGACAACGACCCGCACGTCCAACGGTTCTACTGCAAGTTCGATCACCTGCTGGGCGCGGTCACATCGTTCCAGAACGTCATCGTCTTCCGCTTCGGGAAGCTGGCCAAGTGCCTCGTATGCGGAGACGAACGGAAGATCCCCGACTACGAACCGATAGGCGACGAGCCGCCCGATCTACTGGCGGCACTGGCCGCAGCAAGGGAGAAGCGCCATGGTGAAGCGGAAGCGTAGCGACATCGCCGCGCAGATCCAAGAGGAGCACGGCGGGGGTGAGCTAACCTCCGCGGAACTGGTCGCGTTCCTACACGAGGAGATGGACAACGAGTCAGCCTCGTCCGGTGGCTTCGTGCCTGCCCGTGAGTACATCTCGACGCAGTGTGCAACCCTCGACTTCGGTATCGGGCGCCCGGGCATCCCGACCGGCGGCATCACGAACATCTACGGCGACGAGTCTTCGGGCAAGTCCACGGTCGGCTACCACCTCATCGCTGAGACGCAGCACCGGGACGGCATCGCGATCCTCATCGACACGGAGGGCGCGTACGACTACGACCGGGGCAAGCGGATCGGCATCGACTACGAGGAGCTGGTCATCCTGACCCCGCCCACACTGGAGGAAGCGTTCGATGAGATCGAAGCGGCCATCATCAAGATTCGTACCCGCAACCCCGACCGACTCGCGCTGGTTGACTTCGATAGCATCGCTGGCGAATCCACCAAGGCGAGTCTGGAGGGTAGCTACTCCGACATCCACCCAGCTGACCGAGCACGCATCGTTAGTGGCGCGCTGCCACGCCTTCATCAGAAGGCACTCAAGGGATCTAACGCCGCCCTCGTCCTTGTGAATCAGCTCCGTGCGAAGATCGAGATGGGGCCGTCGTGGGGCGGGCCGAAGATGACACAGGTGGCCGAGAACTCCCTGAAGTTCTGGTCGTCCCTGCGCATCCACTTCCGCGCAGCGAGCACGCCTATCACAGTGGACGGCAAGAAGGACAGCGAGGCCATCGGCATCGACGTGGTAGGGGAGTTCAAGAAGAACAAGATCGGGCCGAACTTCAAGAAGGCTCAGTTCCAGATCATGTTCTGGGACGGCATCAACAAAGAAGCCGCCAAGCTGGCCGTCGCTGTCAAGGTGGGCCTTGTGACGATGGGCGGCGGGTGGTATCAGTATGAAGGGGCAAAGTTTCGGGCGAGCGAATGGCCTCAGTTTCTCACGGCCCACCCTGAAATCGAGCAACTACTTTATGCAGCGCCCCAACTCTGGATGGTAGATGATGCGAGCTAGGCCACTACTAGAGCGTCTGCTTGCCCGCATTGTGGTGTCACCGTGTGGCTGCTGGCTGTGGCCCGGAGCTAATACAGGCACCAAAGAACCCTGCTACGGATTGATTGGAACTGGCAAGCATTCACAGAATATGTTGACGCACCGAGCTGCGTATCAGCTTCTCGTCGGCCCAATCCCAGCTGGCTACACCGTCGATCATAAATGTGAAACAACGCTCTGCTCTAATCCAGATCATCTCGAACCAATAACACGAGCCGAAAATACCCGTCGCATGAACTACTCTAAGAGATGGCCGAGGAGGGTGGTATGACCTGTCAATACTACAAAGACCAGACCAGTGTGTGCCTGCGCCCCATCGCCAGCACCCTGTTCCAGCTGTGCCACCGGCACCTGAGCTGGCGCAAGGATGACGTGGTGGTGGCGACGGTGAACCTATGATCAAGCACCTCATGCTCAGGGACTTCCAGAGCTGGCGCAAGCTGGATCTCGAACTCGGGCCGGTCACCATGCTCGTAGGCAAGGGGAACAGCGGCAAGACCGCCATCATCCGTGCTCTCAAGTACGCCCTGACCAACCAGACCGGGGACGATTTCATCCGTGAGGGCGCTGCCGGCGCCGTGGTGGGGCTGGGCGGGGACGCGTTCGCTGGCGAGACGGCCGTGGTATGGACGAAGGCGCGGGGCAAGGGCGGCACCTACCAGCTGACCAACAACTTCTACGCGCAGGTGGAGTTCACCAAGACCGGCGCGACCGTGCCAAAGGAGATCACCGAAGCCCTTGGCATGCACGAGATCGTCATCGACAAGACGACCGCCCTCATGCCCAACATTCAGATGCAATTCGATGCGCCCTTCATCATTGGTGAGTCGGGTAGTAAGATTGCACGCATCCTCGGCCGACTCACGAAGCTGAACATCCTCGTCACCGCGCAGATGGCGTGCCGTACTGACTCAGAGAGCGCGCGTGCCGGCGCCAAGGCGGCCACTGCCCTGCTAGAGCAGACCGTGGAGCAGCTCAGGACGTTTCCCGACACGCACGACATGTACGAGGTGTTCACCGTCCTTGAGGAGGAGCACGCTACGATGGGTGCCGCGAGGTTCGCCATCGAACAGGCCCGCCACTTGCTAACCAAGCGTAACCGCGCAGTGGCGCTGCGTGACGCAGGACAGACGGTGCCCCGGTTGCGGGAGGAAGCGAAGAAGTTGACCGACAAGGCTGTGGCCCTGTACTCTGCGAAGGTGCAGCTGCTCCGCTTGCAGGTGGAGCGTGCCAAGATGGCCGACGCAGGGCTGCACATCGACCGCGCTGGCGAGGCGCTGGACGAGGCTAAGGCAGCGTATGACGCCGCGTGCAAGGCGGCGGGAGTGTGCGAGGCGTGTCCATGGCGCTAGACTTCATCATCGTGAACGACCTTCACTTGGCCGACAAGCCGCCGCTCGGGCGCAAGGAGGGCTACCGGGACGAGGGGCTGGCCATGCTACAAGAGGTGGTCGATCTCTCCAAGGAGCACGACGCGGTGCTCATCTTCACCGGCGACATCTTCCACATCAAGCGCGGCGCCTACGTGAGCGACTGGCTCAAGCGCGAGATCATTCGCATCCTAAAGCAGCTGACAACGGAGGACACTCCGTGGCTCACCCCGCTCATCTTGCCGGGGAACCACGACCTTGGGCCGCAGGGACTCGCCAGCCTGCCCAGTCAGCCGCTCGGAGTCATCCTTGAGTCAGGCGCCGCTGACCTGCTGAGCGAGGAGGTCACGCCCGTGGTGAGTGGGTGGCGCGTGGTCGGCCGCCCGTACAACATGGCACAAGACACCCGCCCGGAATACTACGCCCTCCCCGAGGCTCGGCGCACCGCACACGGCACGCCCGCGCCGGTCATCGTGGTGGCGCATGGCAGCATCATCCCGCCCGGGATGCAGCGCCCGTATCCGACCGTCACCTGCACAGACATCGACATGACGGGTATCAACCTGCTGGTTAGCGGGCACATCCACGAAGACCTCGGCGTCTACCCGATGAAGGACGACGGAGCGCTCAAGATCTTCGCCAACCTCGGCTCGCTCGGGCGGTGCAGCCGCACCGAGGCCAACATGACGCGCATCGTCAAGGTGCTGGGCGTGCGGCTACAGGGGCAGGAGATCCAGCTGCACGAGCTGCCCATCAAGACGGCGCTCCCGGCCGCGGACATCTTCGTGGAGCACGTAGTCAGCGACGTGGACAGTGAGGCCATCAGCGAGGTGGTTGCGGAGATGGCACACACTGAGCTAGGCTTGGAGAGCGAGGACTTCAGCACCACCATCATGAAACTGGGGCTGTCCAAGGAGCTGGAGCAGATGGCCCTGAAGTATCTGGAGGACGCACATGCCGAAAGCTAAGCCGGCCCCCGTGGACATACAGGCGCTCCGTGCCACCATCATGGATCAGGAGCACAAGCTCATCCGCTATCAGGCCGAGTACGCCCGTGCAGAGGAGGAGATCACGTCCGTCGAGAAGCAGCTCGGGGCCATGGGCTTCAAGCCCCCGTTCGAGGACGCGGTGACTGCGGCCGAGATTGCACTGGTACAACAAGAGGCCATTCTCAAGGAGAAGATCGCGGCGCTGGAGAAGGAAGTAGCGGGGGCGTATGAGTCTTCAAGAGATTAGTCAGCGGCTCTCATATATCGACGGCCGGCGGGATTCGCTAACCGACCTATGCACTCGTACAGAACTCAAGCTGGATCACTTCACCGTGCTCGCGGACGATCTCGACCGCATCCTTGCCGTGTTGCGTGGTCTTGAGGTAGACTACAGGGAGCGTCTTCAGAAACGACTGAGCGCGGTGGTGTCGCAAGCCGTCAGCGCCGTCTTCGATGAGGACATCAAGGTGCTGATCGAGAACGCCACCTTCCGCGGCGTGACCAGCATGGCCATCATGATCGAGCAGGATGGCCTCAAGACCGACATCTTCTCCGCGAAGGGAGGAACCCTCGTTGACATCGTTGCGTTCGCTCTACGTGTACTTATGGTCATCTGGTCGGGCCTTCAGCGCGTTGTCGTGCTTGACGAGCCTTTCGCTCACGTCAACGGGGAGGAATACCGCCTGCGCGCAGCTGACCTGCTGCGAGAACTCCACCGACAACTGGACGTACAGTTCATCGTCGTCGCGCACGAGCTGGAGATGATCGACGTGGCCGACGTAGCCTACGAGATCACCAAGGTGCCGGGGTTTGCCTCGGTAGCGACACCCATCAAGACCGGGGGCGCCAGTGAAGCCCTGTAAGGATTGCGTGCAGGAGGATGTGTCCGGTGTTCAGGCGAAGAACCGGCCGGCGCCGCACCCGGGGCCACGCTGCACCACGCACCACCGAGCATTCCGCAAGCAGCAGAAGAAGGTCAATCACGAACGTACGGTGATGAAGACCTACGGGCTGAAATTGGGCGGCTATGGCCAGCTCTACCAAGCGCAAGGAGGTGTATGCGCCATCTGCCGCCGAGCCACCGGCCAGACAAAGCGGCTCGCTGTAGATCACGATCACGAGACGGGACTCGTACGGGGGCTGCTCTGTGGCCCGTGCAACAAGCTCGTCGGCTACTTCCGCAACAGCCCTGAAGCCTTCCGGCGCGCGGCTGAATACCTAGAGCACGCACAGGAAAGGAACTATTATGTCGAATCAACCAAACAAGCTGACGGCGGCGCAGGCGAGGGAAGCCAAGAGCCGGCATGAAGCTGGCGAGTCCTACGACAACATCGCCGCGGACATGGACGTGGCCCGCTCAACCGTCCGATCCGCGGCCCTCTCCGCGACCGCTGCCAAGCCAGAGGAGCAGGCGCCAGTCGAGCAGCGAGTCAAGGACATGCTTGACAAGCGCGGCAAGCTGCCGCCGGTGCCGGCCATACTCAAGGCCACGAAGATCGAGGACATGGGATTCGCCACCCCGCAGCCGAGCATCGTCCTGTTCAGCGACCTGCACATGGGGAGCGACATCGACATCCGTGTGACGGGTGGGCTGGCCGAGTACAACATGGAGATCGCACGGGAGCGCCTGACCAAGTGGCGCAATACCGTGCTCCGCTTCCTCCAGCTGGACGGGTACACCACCAACATCCCGTCGCTCCACATGTTCGACCTCGGGGACGACATGGAGGGGCACGGGGAGATGTTCCCCACACAGAAGCTCCAGATGGTGGACAGCATCATGTTCCAGTACGCGCAGTTCGTGGAGGACATGACCGAGGTCATCATCAGCTTCCTCCAGCGCGTGCCGAAGGTCGTGGTCTACAAGGTGCCGGGGAACCACGGGCGCGTCTCCGCGAATGCGAAGGGCGACTACCCACCGGACAACTTCGAGATCATGGCATGGGAGCACATCGCTGACCGCGTAGCCGCTGAGTGCGGCGGCAAGTGGAGCTATACGAAGACCGGCATCCACTGCCTGACCGGCGGCAAGGTGGACTTCTACATCAGCCGCGCGTTCTTCATCACCGCTCTCATCGAGGGCAAGCTCATCTACGCGCGACACGGGCACCGCATCGGCGGCCTGAACCGCACGTACACCGGCGCTGTGGACAACATGTTCCGCATGAACGCCATCCTCGGGCGGGTCGCGAACATCATGTTCAAGGCTCACCTCCACGAGGCGCAGGAAGCGGAGCCGATGATCGACGGGCAGGTCATCCAGAACGGGTGCTTCGTTGGCCCGTCCCTGCTGAGCGTCGAGATGAACCGGGCGAGCGCGTCCCTGCCGTCGCAGGAGATGTACAGCATCCACCCGAAGCACGGCCTGACGAACCACCACCGCATCCGCCTTGCTGAGCCGGCTGACATCCAGCAGGCCGAGGCGATAGACTTCCTGACGGGACAGGGTGTCGATCTGGTGGGTTCGTGATGGCCCTGCCCAAGCTCATACTCAAGGCGTGTCCGAGGTGCGTGCGCGGTGACCTCGCCTTCGAGGAGCTGCACCGCGAGCGTGCCCCTAAGCTGACGGCAGAGTACCTTTGCCTTCAGTGCGGGCATCCAGTACGATTCAAGGTACGGAGGACAAGTGAAAGGGCCGAAACCCAGACCAGCCATTGAGCGCATGTTCGCCCGGATGACGATCAGTCCTACCGGCTGCTGGCTATGGCCCGGTGCGACGAACGAGAAGGGCTATGGCATCATCGGTCAGCCAGACGGCAGCACCGCACGCGTGCATTGTGTTAGCTATGAATGGTACTTCGGCCCAATCAAGAACGAAGTAGATCATCGTTGCCGGGTTAGGCGCTGCTTCTGTCCTGACCATCTGCGCGATGTGACACACCAGATCAACTGCTGAGCGGCGCGCCGAGAATGCTGTAAGCGAGGCCACTCATACACCACCGCATACATCCGTCCTGATGGGCGCCGAGATTGTCGTGACTGTCGGGCATGGAGGAAAGTACATGGGCAAGAAGAAGGTCAGCGAGCCACTGCCACTGGTTGAGGTCACAGTTCCGGTCAAGGGCTGCGAACTGTGCCCCATCCTGTGCAAGAGCCGCTCCCGTATCATCAACGGGAGGGGGGACATCGGCTCGCCTATCATGGTGATCGGTGAGGCGCCCGGACTGGACGAGGACAGGGACGGCAAGTGCTGGGTCGGGAGGGCGGGCGCCATCCTGTTCCACGAGCTGAGTGAGGCGGGAATCGACTTGCTCGACGTGTTCCTCACGAACGCCGTGCGCTGCCGCCCGCCCGGGAACCGCACCCCGACTGCCGCGGAGCTGAAGAACTGCCACCCGTATCTGCTCAAGGAGATCGAGGAGGTCGGGCCGCAGGTCATCATCACCGTGGGCCTGCCGGCGCTCAAGGCGGTCTACGGGCAGGTGAAGAAGCTCGGGGACTTGGTGGGGCAGGCCATCCCCGGGCCGTTCGGCACCACCATCATTCCGACCTACCACCCTGCCTACATCATGCGCGGCCGGTGGGGCCAGATCCCGCAGGTCGTGGCGCACATGGAGAAGGCGAAGCAGATTGCGCAGGGGCGCAGCCCGCTCCAGCCGCTAGACGAGGCACGCCGTGGCACAGTACCCATCACCACCCTGCTTGAGCTGGAGTGCATGCGCGATTACCTCCTCTCCGACAGCGTGTCCATCATCACCCTTGACACTGAATCTTTCGGTGTGGGGGAGGAGTGGACAGGTCTTGATTGGATGGGCGCGGAGCTACTCTGCTACAGCTTTTCGGCCCTTGACGAAAATGGGCGAGCCATACGTGCTGGTTTCGCCGTCCCCATACTTCAGCAAGGTGGAGTAGACTTCTGGGGCGACGACTACCAAGCAGCGCTCGCCGTCATCCGCGAGATCCTCGCGTCCGACAAGGCGAAGTGCATCCAGAACAGCCTGCACGACCTGCGCCTCATCGAGCGTGACATCACGGACGAGTGCGTTGACGAGCGCGTGAACACCGCCTTCGGCATGCAGGTCAACAACCTGCGCTACGACACCATGCTCATCCAGCGCTTGCTGAACGAGAACCTGCCAGCCAACGAGAACGCCCTCATGTCCCAGTATTCGGACATGCCGTACTACGAGGGCGAAGTGCTGGTGCAGTCGAAGCAGAAGACGCACATGGAGCTGGTCGAGAACGGGGTGCTGTGGTCGTACGCGGCACTCGACGCGGACGCGCTCGCCCGCATCCTAGAGACGCAGCTCAAGAAGCTGGCCAAGAAGCCCAACCTCGCGTGGATACTAGAGAACATCACCATGCCCATGGTGCGCGCCTCGTGGAACATGACGCGCCGGGGCTGCGCCGTGGACTTGGACTACTTCGCCAAGCTCATCGACCGCTACACGGAGCTGGTGGACGAGGCGAAGAAGGAAGTGTGGGCCGCCTACGGGCAGGGCACGTTCAACCTGAACGCGCCGGCGCAAGTGCAGCACGCCTTGTTCAACGTGCTCAAGCTCCCGCTCAGTGGGCGCAAGACCAAGGGTTCGCGCAGCTGTGACGTGTGTATCGCCGCGCGCACGGACAAGTACGTGACGTGCGAGAAGCACGATCAGGCGGGCAAGGACGCGCTCAAGGACATCCAGAAGCTAATGGGCGAGAAGGCGCACCCCATTCTCGCAGCCATCCTGAACTGGAAGGAAGTCGGGCACCAGAAGAAGAACTACGTAGACGGGAGCAACGGGGACGGCGGCGTGGTTGCCAAGATCCGCAATGACTGCCGCGTCCACCCGGAGCTGAAGATCAACTCGGCCTCGTCCGGGCGAGACAGCATGGTGAAGCCACCGCTCCAGCAGATCCCCAAGGCCGTGGATGACCCCGTGCTGGGCACGAACATCCTGCGCCGCCCGTACATCGCGGGGCCGGGGCGCCGCTGCTGGGAGGTAGACTGGTCGCAGGGTGAAGTGTGGGTGCTTGCGTACCGCACGAAAGACCCGGTGCTGATGGGTCTGATGACCTCGGGCAAGGATGTCCACGCCTACGTCGCCCGCCGCTTCTGTGAGATGGGCGTGAGCAATCAGTTCCCCGCCGCATCCTACCACCCGGGCCTGTCCGAGGCCGAGTGGAAGGAAGCCTACGACGAGCTGCGGCGCAAGGCCAAGGTGTTCGTCTTCGGCATCGGCTACGGCATGCAGGATCAGGGCATTGCAGAGCGGCTGCACTGCTCGGAGCAAGAGGGCGGCATGCTACGCAGCATCTACACCGGCTCCATCTTCCCGAGAATTGACGACTACTTCGCGGATTGCGACGAGCAGATGGAGCGCGGTATCCTGTACGACGAGCTGGGCCGAGAGGGGCACTTCTACGACGCTGAGTTCATCAAGGCGAACGCCCGCAACGAGTGGCAGGAGATGCAACGCACCGGATACAACATGCCGATTCAGGGTGGGCTGACCGACCTACAGCAGTACGTCCACCCGCGGCTAGAGCTGGCCTTCGATGGGCGCATCTGGATCACCCTCACCGTCCACGACTCCACGTTCGGGGAGAGCGATGCCAACGTCTCGGACGAGGAGCAGGTCGCCCTCATGTGGGAGCTGAAGAAGTACCACGAGGACATGTCCAAGAACCTTGTCAAGTGGGACGGCACGCCCCTTGCATGGGAGATCCCGGTTGAGGTATCGTGGGGCGAGAGCTGGGGCCACATGAAGAACAAGATCACGGCCGCCGGCACACTGAAACTGGAGGACGCAGAAGACGATGATTGAACTCATCAAGACGAGCATAGTTAATGGCTTCGTGGGGAGTGTCGGCGCGACGACAGCGCTGTTCATCTTCTTCGTGGTCAAGGAGAGGTGGTTCTAATGGGCAGTCACATGACCCCGGAGCATGCAGATACCTTTCTGCGCCGGGAACAGCCGGGTACTATCATCCCCCTCGCCCCGAATGAGGAGCTGCCCCGCAAGGCGCTCCACTTCTCGCAGGGCAAGGTCGGCCTCGACCAGCTGCCGGTAGAGATCCTCATGGAGTGGGCCACCGTGTTCGACTACGGCGCCGAGAAGTACGCCCGGAACAACTGGCGGTCAGGAACGGAGTGGCACGAGTTCTACGGGAGCGCCTTCCGCCACCTCATCAAGTGGTGGCTGGGCGAGGACATCGACCCGGAGACGGGCCTGAATCACATGGCGCACGCGCTGTGGAACATCGCCACCCTGCGCTACTATCAGATCCACGGACTCGGCCACGATGACCGCCCGCCGGCACTGCCCGCGGACTATGCGCGGCCGCAGTACAACAAGCCTGAACCGAGGCGATCATGAGTCTCACAGTCTACACCTGTGGCCCCATGACGGGCCACACCCCTGAGCAAGCAAGCGAATGGCGCGCGCAGGCCGACGAGAAGCTCACGCCGTTCGGGTTCATCGTGCTGTCGCCCATGCGGGTAGAGGGCAAGCTACTGCACCCCGGCCAGAAGATCGCGGCACTGGAGAAGACGGAGGAGCCGGCGCTCCAAGGGCCAGCCATCTATCACCGGGACATATTCGACCTCGACCGCACGAACATCCTGCTGTGCAACCTCAACGACGTGCCGCCCGGGCCGTGCATCGGGAGCGTCTTCGAGATCGGCTACTGTGCGCGCATGGAGCCGAAGCCAGCCATCATCGTGGTGGCTCGCAAGGGCACGGCATTCCGCGGGCACCCCATGATCACGACGCCGGCGCACGCTATCTTCGAGGAGTTGGAGCCGGCGTACGAGTTCATCATCAACAACTTCGCCGTGTTCAACGGGCCGGCGCCAATGTGGCTCGTGTCGGGGGCGGGGCAGCAGCATATCACCCTAGAGCCGGGGATACCACGCCGATGAGCAGTGAAGTCAACATCTACGGCAACACAATGGATGGGTTCGCGGTGTACGTGGACGGGAAGCGGGTGTACCCGAAGCACTTCACCGTCTCCGCGACAGACAACGGGATAGCCGAGGCACTCCTGTACTTCACGCCGAAGGATCTGTTCCTAGCCGACATACCCCGCTCCGCGGACGGTGTGCGCGAGACGAGAGAGGAACACGGCACTGAGGCACACGGGTGTTCACCGGGATGCCGGTGGCGCACTAACGCTGATGGAAGCTACCTGCCCGGTAGTGTTCAGCACGGGCCAGACTGCGGGGTACGCTGATGGTAGACCCAGTGATGTTCTCCTCCGAGTCCGACCAGTGGGGCACACCTGACAAGCTGTGGCTCCCCATCAATGCGAAGTGGGGGCCGTTCGACCTAGACCCCTGCGCCGACCACGAGAACGCCAAGGCGCCCACCTACTACACCGGGAACGGCTGCGGGCTGGACTGGTACGGCGGGCGCAAGCCGTGGTGCGTGTTCGTCAACCC